CCTCAAGCTCGAGGTCGCGCGCCCTCTGGCGCTGCACCACCGGATCGCCCGACCCGCCGACCCGGGTGGCGCGCAGCCGCTCCTCGCGCGCCAGGCGCTCGCGCTCGGCCTGCTCGCGCTGGCGCTGGCGGTAGGCGTCCTCGACGCGGGTGGCGAGCTCGCTGTCGCTCTGAAGCTGCCGATCGGCCCACTCGTTCGGGTCTTCGCCATCCGGGGCCGGGCGCTCGCGCAGCGCCAGGGTGCGCCGCGCGTCGCGCTCGGAGCGCTGGGCGTAGGTGCGGTCGCGCTGGAGGATGGACTCCTCGAGGCCGGAACGCTGCGTGGCGAGAATGGTGTTCTGGGCGCCGATCTCGCGGGTGCGCTCCCGCTCGGCGATCAGCTGCGCCCGGATCGAGGTCTCGATCTCCTTGATCTTGTCGAGCATGCGGCCGTACTCGGCCGTGCCCTCCTGGCCTGCCCGGGCCATGGCAGCGGCAGCCTCGCGCAGCGGCGCGAGCTGCTGGTTGACCTGCATGCTGTCGCGGGTGGCGACGGGGTCGTCGCCGCGGCGCAGCGCCCCGAGCAGGTACTCCTGCTGCTCGCCCTGGCGCCGGGCGGCGAAGAGCGTCTGCTGGGCGCGCTGGACCTCCTGCGCGAAGTCGCCTTGCAGGATCTGCGCCTGGCCGGCCGCGCCCGGCTGCTGGCTCGCCCGCAGCGCCCGCCGCGCGCGCAGGGCGGCGCCGGTGCCTTCCGTGGCCCCGCCGCGCCCCAGGATGTCGCCCTCCTCCTCGGCGTCGGCGATCCGGCGCGCTAGGTCGTCGGAAGCGCGGGCCCGGCGCTCGTCGATCTGGCGGTCGAGCTCGGCAACCTCCTGGCGGATGCGGATGCCGCGACGGCGGGCGTCGCCGATGGTGGTCTCGGCCCGGACGATGATCTCGGCGATGCGCTGCGCGCGGTCCGCCTCGGCCTCGGTGCCCCCGGCATTGCCAGCGAAGGCCTCGAGGCCGTAGTCATCCCCGACCTGGCCGGAGCCACCCCGCCCGATCGCCGCCATCCGCTGCCGCCGCTCGCCGCCCCGGATGAGGTCGGACATATCGTTGGCGAATAGCGTCTCCTCGCGCCGCTCGATGGCGTAGCGCTGGTTCGGGCTCAGCCGCGCCATGATGTCCTGCGGCATGAGCTGGTCGAAGCCCGCCGTCTCGACGCCGAACTGGTTGGCAGCCTCGATCATCATGCGCTGACGCTGCCGGTTGAACGGCAGCAGCGAGCCCTGGAACGACATCGCGTCCGTGGCCGAGTTGAAGCCCCCCACGCGCTCGTTCACCGGGCGGGTGTCCTGGCGCGGCGTCACCTCGCCGGTGCCGAACGCGTTCAGCGCGTGGCGATAGAGCGCCCGGCCGCCGACAGCGAAGGTCCCCCAGAAGCCCGTCTGCTGCGCCTCATTGAGCGCGTCCTCTTCGATCGTCTGCGCACGGAGGCTGAATTCGTCGGATCCCAGCCAACGCAGCGCGCGCTCGGAGGCGCGGTAGTTGGTAACGGCGCCGCCCATGATCATGCCGGGCAAGGTGCCGGTGGCATAGCCACGGGCCATCGGATCGGCGATGTAGCCGGGGCTCCGCTCGTAGGTGCTGCGGCTTTGCGCCCCGGTGTCGCGCAAGCGCTCCAGTTCCCGGCGCCGCGAAGCGTCGCTCTGGAACCATCCCTGCCCCCGGTCGTGCCAGCCGTATTCCCGCTCGAGGTCGGCATCCTCGGTGTTCCGGAGCTCGCGCTCCCGGCGGGACGCCACCAGGCCGTTGCGCAGCTCGGCGATGCGCCGGGCCTCGGCGTCGGCCGTCATGTCGCGCTGGCGCTGGCCGATGGTGCGGTACTCGGGATCCAGCAGCGCCGCGATGCCGGCCGTCGTCATCGGGCCCAGGAGCGCCTGGATGTCGGACCCGGTCCTCGCATCCATCCGCTGGGCGCGCAGGCGCTCGGTGAACTCGCGCAGGACCGCCGCGGGGTCGCCTCCCCGGCCCTCGGTCGACACCCCGTAGTCACGCAGGATGCGGCGCGCCCGCTCGCCCTCCTCGGAGACGTCGCGCAGCGCGCTCGAGATGCGGGCGAGGCCCTGGGACGTCTCGGCCGACGAGATGCCGATGTTCCGGCTCGTCCGGACGAACATCTCCATCCCGACGGCGGTCGTGTTGAAGGCCGTCGCCGCGGCCTCGATCTGCCCCACCATCTGGCGGAGCTCGCGCATGTTGCCCGAGCCCGCGGCGAGCGACTGGGTCAGCTCGTTGAGGCGGCCGACGAGGCCCTCGATGCTGCGCTGCGCGTTGGTCGTGTCGCGCTGGAACAGCTCCAGCTCGGCGCGCAGCGCGCGCATGGGGTCGCGCCCCTCGGCGATGGCGCGGTTGACCTTGACCTGCGCCTCCGCGACCTCGGATGCCGACAGCTTCAGGGCGTCGAGGTCGGTCTTGGCGCGGCGCGAATCCGAGCTGTCGATCGCGAACGAGAGGGCGGCGACATCAACCATCCTCGGGTGCTCCCTTCGTCCGCATCACGTGCAGCCAGGTCTGGTCGAGCAGGTCGAGCATGAAGAGCTCGACCTGGTTGAGCGGCTCACCCCGAAGCTGCGACCAGGCGAGGATCTCGCTGTCGCGCAGCGGCGCCGGAACGCCGCCGTCGAGGTAGGAGCGTGTGCCGCACAGCCGGTAGAACACCGGGAGAATCCGATGCAGTTCCGGCGGCGGGGGCGGCGGCTCGGATGGCAGCCCGAAGGATGCCATCTGCTCCGCCGTCATGCCCTGGCGCTTCGCGCTGGCGAGGTGGTCGCGCAGCGATGACCCGTCAGGCTGCGGTACGTCGAGGCGAAACGCGGCCTTGGCCCAGGCCTCGATGCGCCGCCTCAGCCGGCCAAAAAATTGCCGGTCTCGTTGATGAAGCCGTAGGCCCGCGGGCGCAGCCAGAGGAACCGCTTGTCGGCCCAGAACTTCTGGGCGTTCGCCGCGTTGAAGTCGAAGGGGCCGCCGTCGAGCTGGTCGAAGTTCCAGCCGCGCGTCGCCTCCACCAGGAAGCGGACGTCCCAGGCCTCCATCTGCTCCGGCGTCGGGGTCCGGCCGTCCGCCTCGAGGGCGTTGCGCTCGTCGGTGATGCTGCGCTGGCAGGCGCGCAGCACGGCGCTCGCCTGGCCGAGGAGGACGATGTGCACGGCCTCCTTGTCGGCCCGCAGGAAGGGCTGGCCGGTGGTCGGGTGGTACAGCTTCATGGGCCTGCCCTGCTCGGCGGCGGTCAGGGCGTCGAGGCGGCCGATATCGAACTGCATGGATCCTCCGGGGGAATGGGGGAGTGGGGGTGGGGGGAAGCCAGGATCAGGCGAGGCTGTCCTGCATGATGATCGTCGAGGCGTCGTACTTGGTGCCGGAGCCGGCGCCCGTGACGTGCTCGAAGGCCTGGAACGAGAGCATCTGCATCAGGCTGCGGTCGCCGTCGTTCCGCTGGTTCGACATCATCTTCACGCGGTTCATGACGATGGTGGCGAAGTCGGCGTTCGCGGTGCTGCCCGTGGTCAGCCACAGGTGCAGGTCCACCTCGGTCTCCTGGTCGAACAGCGTCAGGAGGGAGTTGTCCTTGAGCAGGGCGTTGAGCTGGCCCTGGGCGGTGATGACGCCCGCGAAGACCTCCGGGACGATGTTCGAGCCGACGACCGGCGGGGCATCGACGGGCGCGGCGATGGTGATCTGCGCGCCCGTGATGTAGGCGACGTCGGCGCCGTTGAAGCGCACGCGCCCGTTCACCGCGGCGAGGCTGTTGGCGCTGTTCGGCGCCGTCGCCGCCGGATAGGCCTGGGTGGCCGTGAAGGCCATGTCCTGGCCGACCATCTGGAAGTCGACGGTGGCGAAGCCGGTGGCGGGCAGGTTCAGGCGCGCCGCCTGCATGGTCATGCCGAGCCCGCGGTTGGAGGTGGCCGTTGCACCGTCCGGCATCCACTCCTCGATCGAGTGCGACATGAATTCGTGGCCGCTGACCGGCACGAAGCTCTTCTTGCCGACGACCGAGCAGGTGATCGAGGTCTGCTGCGCGACCGTCGTCACGTTCTCGGGCGCCACGTTGTAGACGGTCATCACCGTCGCATCGAGGTCCTTGATGCGGAAGTTCCGGGCGTTGTTGTCCACGCCTCCGGAGATGAAGCCGGAGAAGCGCACCACGTCGCCGACCTTGAACCCGTCGGTCAGCCAGGAGCCGGAGGCGCGGGTGAAGGTGCCGGCGGTGCCGTTCGGCGTGATCGAGAGCGAGCTGACGCTGACGCCGGCCGCGAAGGGCTTGCGCAGCATGTTCTCGAAGAACGCCACGTAGGAGCCGGGGCTCCACTGGCCGTTCATGTTCGCGGTGACGCGGCGCACGCCATGGCGGCCGTCACGGACCTGCTGGCTCGGCAGGATCTCCTGGGACTGGTAGGCGTCCTTGTTCAGGTTCATCACGAAGTTGACGCGGCGGAGCTGCTGCGCCGTGGCCGCGGAGAGCGTCCCGAAGGTCGTCTCCTTGGCGATCGCGATGACCTTGTTCACGCCCTTCTTGTAGGAACCGGACATGCGGGGTGGCCCTCAACGAAAAAGGGCGCCCGAAGGCGCCCTTGTGGGTGGATGGATGGGCCTGCCCGCTGGCGGCCCGGCTCGGTGGATCAGCCCTCGTCGGGCTCGGGGGCGGGGGAAAGCTCGTCCTCGGCGGCCGGCGCCTGATCCTGCGCCAGCAGGCTGCGCCGCAGCGCCCAGTCGCGATGCTCTGGCGTGGCGCCGCGCGCGGCGAGCTCCTCGTCGGTGAAGGTCTCGCCGGGCCGGTAGGTCCAGCCCGCCATGTCGAACTGGTGGACGACGCGATAGGTCATGCGGGGATCTCCTCGGCGAACCATCCGATGAGGACCGGATAGTTGTTCCAGTCGATCGCGGCGTAGGCCGGCTGGATCGAGCGGGTCTCGATGATCACGCGCGCCGCGCCCTGCACCAGCGTCAGGCCGCGCGGGAAATGGTCGCGGACTGCCTCGGCGCGGATCCGGGCGGGCTTGGGGCCCTCGTTCATCGGGTGCGCCACCAGCAGCTGCAGCGTGCCCTGCCAGAGCTCCGGTGAGGACGCACCGACGCCCATGGGCGAGGCTGCGCGCGCGGCGATCTGGGCGGTGATGTAGGCCTGCCCCTTGGTGGGGCTGAAGGGCCGCCCCCACCAGGCGATGGTCTCGCCCGACAGGGTGAGCAGCCGCGCCTCGAGGGCGGCCTCGATGTCGGTGATCATGCGCCGGCCCTCCTCTTTTCCCACATGCGCCGGCTGGCATCGCCAATCCCTCGGCGGTGTTCGGGGGAGAGGGTCTTGCCCAGCTTCGCCGCCCGCATCTTCGCTTTGGCCTCAGCGCTGTGGGTCTTCGGTGCGACCGATCGGAGCTGCGCCGCTTTGGCCGCCCGCGCCTCGTCCGTCATGGTCTCCTTGCGCGTTTCCGCACCCCGTCGATTGCCTTCGATCATCGCCGGGGACATGCCGTTCGGCCACATGGCCTTTCGGCGGACCCAAGCGGCGCGGAGCTTCTCCTTCTGCGCCTCGCTCATCGGCTTCCCGGCGTTGGCCGGCCCGCCATTCGTGGCCCGCCACTCCGCCAGGGTCTTCACTGCCTGTTCGCGCCGCTCTGGCGGCAGGCAGCGGCCACGATGGCCTGCCCCGATCTTCGCGCAGACGTCTGCCGGGCGCCGCTTGCCTCGGTGGAATGCGCCGATCCGCGCCTTGGCCTCGTCCGACATGACGTTGCCGAAGGCGCCGTCACCGCCCTTGGTCAGGTTGTAGCCGGAGGCGGAGCGATAGGTGCCGCACTGATCGATGAGGATGCGCTCCAAGGCGCACAGGTCATCCCAGGTTCGCGCGCTGGCGATCTGCTCGACCGTGAACGCCTCCGGCCCGTGCTTGCGGATCGCCGCGTAGAGCGCGCCCTTCCGCCCCGCCTGGGCGTTGCGCAGATGCATCTTCCAGCGCTCCTCGACGGAGCCCTTGGTGATGCCGATGTAGCTGCGCCCGGTGCGGTCGTGCCGCACCACGTAGGCCGGCATCAGCCCTGCCCGATGACGCGGCGAACCGCCTTCTGCGCAATGGACGGGATCTCGGCCACGGTCTGCTGGACCATGCCTCGCCCGTGCACGTGAGTTATCGATCCGTCAGCCCTCTGAACCTGCCTTCCGGCTTCGATGCTTCTAGCATACCGCACCGGATTGACGATGCGGATCTTCTCGCCGAGCTGCGCCTGCGTGAATGGAACGAGGGTCGGATCCTCCAGGCTGCGCACGAAGCCCTCGGCGGCCTCCTGGGCTGCCATGCCGCCGGCGATGCTGCCCGCGATGCCGCCGACCGGGCCGCCCAGCGCGGTCCCCGCCGCGGCGCCAGCCGCGCCGCCCGCGAAGCCGGCGGCGATGCCGGCGGCGATCTCGGCGGTGCTCTTGATGCCCTCGCGGCGCTCCACCGGGAGGTCGGAACTGTCGGTGACCGCCTGCCAGTTCGACCGGAGCCAGCCGGTGCGGACCGGGGTGAGCTCCTTCACGCGGGTCAGCGCATCCCAGGCGATGGCGATGAAGGCTTCGCGCGCCCGCCCCTCGGCCTTGTCGCACCACCGCCCGACCTGAGTGGCGAAGTCGTCCATCAGCGCACCTGCACGCGCCAGGTGACGGCGATGCCCTCCTCCATGATCGGCTGCGCCACCACGACCGACCGGATGTCGCCGCCGGGCAGCGCCACCTCGTCGCCGGATGCCGGCGGCCAGGGAAGGTTGCCGGCGGCGATGGTGAGGAAGAGGTCACGCATCTCAACCAGCGTACCGTCCGGGATGCGCTCGCCCAGGCCCTGGATCTCGGCCGGGACGTCCGCACGCACGTTGAGCCATTCGACCGCCACCGCGGCGCCGTCGGCCAAGCCGACCGGCAGGCCGGCGGTGATGGTCACCGTGGCGGCGTTGTTGTCCGCGACGGCGTCGGCGGCGACGGCCAGGATGGCATCCCCGATGCGCAGCAGGTCGCCGGCGATGAAGCGGCCGACCATGGCGGTGCCGCGCAGGCCGAAGGTGGTCGCGCCGGCGAGCGGGTTGCCATTCACCACCAGGCCGGCGATGCGCGCGGGGTTCGGCGCGGGATCGGGGCCGGCGAGGCGGGTGATGTGGCGGTAGGTCACGCGGCCGCCCTGGCGCCGCTGGTCGCGGCGCGCGACGCGGGCGAGGAGGCGGTCGGTGCGGCGGCTCACTGGTGCATCCAGGAGCGCCGGTAGGGCGCGAGGATGGTCTGGGCGGCGCGCGGCAGCGAACCGGGACCGCCGGGCTGGTAGGAGCCGCCGAAGTTGCCGCCCTCGGCGAGCAGGTTGGCGTCGAGGTCGCCGGCGTCGAAGACGGCCTGGGCGGTGATCATGATGGCGGTCTTCACGTCGGCCGGCGCGGCGGCGAGGCCACCGGTGTAGGTCAGGGTAATGACCTGGCTCCGCGCGAAGTAGGCGCCGTTCGACCGCCGCACCCAGATGTCCGAATGCGTGACGTCCACGCTGGTGCCGTCGACCAGGCAGGAGGCGACGGCGGTGATCGGCGTGCGGCGCGGGTAGATGGTCGGCGCGTCGGTCGGGCGCACCGATTCCGTCACCTGCTGGGAGAGGAGGCTGCGGCCCATGAAGGCGTCGGCCATGGCCTCGGCGGCCGCGATGGCGGCGCGCAGCTGGTTGTCATGGTCGCCCGTCGTCACCCCGAGGAAGTCCTTGAGCTCATCGAGCGTGACGTAGGGCATGGCGGATCAGCCTTCGGTCTTCTTGCTGCGACCGGCCTTGGGCGCCGGCGGCTGCTCGGGCGGCTGCTCGGGCGGCTGCTCGGGCTCGGACGGGGGCTCGGGCGGGGGCTCGGGGACCATCTCGAGCTTCACGCCGTGATTCTGGAACGCGGCGAGATACAGGGCATTGAGATCGATCTCGAACACGCCGTTCTCGTCGGCCGTGAACGCAGTGCCGTCCGGCATGGTGAGCCCGGTGATCGGCGGGCTGCTCTGGAAGCGGGGCATCGGGGGGGTTTCCTGTGCCAGGAGTTGCGGAGCGAAACGGGGAGGGTCACCCCTCCCCGCCCGCAGGCTCGCCGCGGCCTCAGCCGGCGGCGATGTTGCTGATGACCGCCTGGCCCGGCAGGAAGTAGCACTGCAGGACCTGGTCGGTGTAGACGCCGTACTCGTAGCTGCGAGTCCGGAGCGGCCACTCCATCTGGTAGTAGTCCTGACGGCACAGGACCCGGTTCACCTCGCCGACGCCCGACAGCGGATACGGGATCTCGTGCGTCAGGAAGAGGATGGTCCCCGGCGGCACGTTCGGGTGCAGCTTGATCGGGATCTCCTGCGCCCCATCCATCGAGTACTGGTTGATGTACCCGCGGATCATGCCGCCCGCACGGATGCCATCCTGCGCCGCCATGTAGGTGAAGCGCTGCATGGAGGTGGAGGCGCCCGTGGTGGCCTTGGCGCGCATCGAGCCGAGCTCGCGCGCGTTCACCCAGATCTCGGACGGCGAGATCTTCAGGTTGTCCCAGTACCAGCGCAGCACGTAGTCGATCTCGACGATGCCGCCGGCATTGTCCGAGGTCAGCGGCGTGCCCGTGCCGGCCGTGCCGGTGGCGAGGTTGTGCCACAGCGCGCCCGAGCCCGACTTGGCCACCATCGACATGAAGCCATCGTGCACCAGCGCGTTCTGGCTCCGGTCGTTCGACACCAGGTCCGCCGGAAGCGCCTGGTTGCCGCCGGCCGGAAGCGCGGTGATGACCGTGGAGTTGATCGTGGTGATCGCGTGGAGCTTCAGGTTCGCCGCGGTGCCGTCCGTCGAGCCCGCGTACCAGGCGTAGGCGACCGCGCCCTTCACCGGAGCGACGGAAGCGCTGACCACGTGCACCGAGCCGCCGGAGCCCGCCGTCGCCTGCGAGGCGGCGTCGGACGCCTGGCTGGAGCCGCCGCCGAAGGCCTGCGAGGTGCCGTCCGCGTTGGTGCGGGACACCTCGGCACGGATGCCGGTCGCGAGCGACTGCGCCGCGCCGTGCATGTAGCCCTCGAGGGTCAGCGCCACGACGCGGACATAGACCGTCGTCGCCTGCGCGATGGTGCCGCCGGATGCCGCGGTGGCGAGCGTCGGCGTCGGCGCCTTGCCGAGGCCGAAGGTGCCCAGGCCGCCGAGGATGACCTTCTCCTCGCCGATCATGAGCGCGCGCAGGTTGGACTGCACCGCGCGGGCCTTCGCATCGTCGAAGCCCTGCGCCGCCAGCTGCGCCTCGAAGGTCACGTCGCCCTCGATGCCCAGCGTGCGGAACTGCGCGAAGTAGTCCGCGGTGGTGACGGCCTGCACGCCGCCACGACGGCCCTCGCCGACACCGACACCGATGTTCGAGGTGTCGATTCCGGTGATCGCACGCCAGTTCGCCTGGATGCCGGCGCCGCCCGTCGCGCGGGACAACTTGTTCCGCAGCGGCGTGATGACGGGCATGAGGAGCTTGGCGGGCGCCTCGAGCGAATACGCCGTCAGCCCGGAGGTGGCCGAGCCGGACTGCGCGAAGGTGGCCTTGGCGAGCTGGCCAGGGTCCATCGCCTTGGCGAGCGCTTCCTTCACGACCGACAGCGACCGCGCGCTGTCGACCGGGTTTCCGTACTGGTCGAAGTTCATGGGTGTGGGTTCCCGGCTCCCTCGGGGAGCCGCGCGTCGCCGCGCCCCAGCGGCGTCGTGCACGGGGCTGGACAGCGCTCAGCCGCGCCCGCACCCGCGCGCTGCGCGCCGGGCGTGGCCGTGTCGTCGTGCTGTCAGAGGTGCCGGTTGCTCAGGCCGGCGATTTGCGAGCGGCGCCGCGCGAGGCGACGCGAGGCGGAACCGGCACGAGGCCGGACCGCGAACCTGGAATCAGAAAGGGCCCGCGGCGGTTGCCAGCGGGCCCTTCTGTCGTTGCGCCGAACGCCTCAGCGGATCGGCGGCAGCGCGCTGATCGGCTTGCTCAGCGCCATCTTGGTGAGCACCAGCGCGGCCTTCTCGGGGTCGTGCTCGTACTGCTTCGCGAGGTCGTTGACGTTGATCTCGCCGGGGTCGCCGCCGGTCTCCGCCGCCTTCGACAGGGCCGGCGCCAGCATCGCCTTGGGCGGGGCCGCGGCCTTGCCCAGGGCGGTCATCTGGCTCGTCACCTCGGCCAGCTGCTTCTTGAGGGCGTCGATCTCGGCCACCGTGGCAGGGTCGGGGCCGGCCGCCTTGGCGAGGTCCGTCGTCTTGCGGCTCTTCTCGAACTCGTCGGCGCCCACCGGCTCGGGCTCGCCGCCCTCGACCGGCGGGCCCTCACCCACCTGCGGCTCGGCATAGCCCTCGTCGCCCTCGCCGTTCGCCGCGTCGAGCAGCGCATCGGCGGTGGCCGTCAGGAGCGCGGCGTGCTGGCCCATGGCATCGAGCATCGAGAGCTCGCCGCCGCCCTGGTCGCCGCCCTGCAGCGCTTCCGGCGGCAGGCCGGCGCGGATGTTCTCGATCTCGACCAGCATCATCGAGCCGAGGCGCGAGAGGTTGTCGAGCGGGTTGTCGGAGGCCTCGGCGCCCTCGCCCTCCTCGAACTCCCCGCCTTCCTCGTCGCCGAACTCCCCGCCTTCCTCGCCCTCGTCGAGCTCCTCGTCTTCCTCGCCCTCGGCGCCCTCGGCATCGAGCTCCTCGTCGTCTTCCTCGTCGTCTTCCTCGGCCCGCGCCTGGGGCGGGAAGGGCGCCTTCTTCGCCAGGCGCTTCGCCAGGTTCACGCGCGCGGACTTGCCGAGCGCGTCGAAGCCCGTCTCCACCAGGGCGCGCGGCGCCACCCCAGCCATGCTCAGCAGGTCGAAGCCGAGCAGCGCCAGCGCCTCGGCCGTGTCCGCCGGATCGGCGAGCAGCTGCGCGGACGCCTCCGGCAGCACCGTCTTCACCAGGATCTCGCCCCCGGCGGCATTGGACGCCACCTTGACCAGGGACAGCCCATCCTCGACCCCCTCGCCCTGCTCGACCGGCGCGGCGAAGTCCGTCGCCGCGGTGCGGACGACGATCTCGCCCATGTCGCACCAGGCCTTGGCCAGCGTCAGGGCCTCGTCGCTCACGGCGCCGGCGGGCAGATCGAGGCACGCGCCGTTCTCGATCATGTCCACCGCGCGCTCGATGCCGGCGAGGCTGTCCGCGAGGACGGAGACCGGGTCGGCCTCCCCGGGGCCGAGCGGCAGCTCGGCATCGAGCTTCTTCGCCAGGTGGTCGCTGAAGGCGTCGAACGACTTCTTCAGCATCTCCTCCCGGTTGTCGGGGTTCGCATTGATGATCTCGGACACGCTGGTGCGCAGCGCGTCGACCATCTCCAGAAAGGCCTTCGCCATGGTGGTCTCCTGCTGATCGTCCCGGAACCGCCGCCGCCGGCGGTGGCTGCGCACCACGCCGGGTCGGACGGAACCCCGGGCGGCGTTGCGGATGGCGCGGTCGGAACCGACCAGGCCGTAGGGAGCCAGGCCGGTCGTCGGACCGGTCGGCTGGGTGAAGGTCGCGCTCATTGGTAGGTCGGCGTCGGCATCGCGCCGCGCGCCACGCGCGCCGCGACCTCGGGGCCGTAGCGCTTCTCGGCGGCGGCATAGGCACGCGCCGCCACTTCCTCGACGCCCAGGCTGGCGATCGCGCCGTAGATCGTGCCGCGCATCGCGGTCTTGGCCGCGGCGCTCACCACCGCCTGGGTGCCGATGCCGGCCCCGGCGCGGGTCAGCTCCTCGCCCGCTTCGCGCTCCGGCGGATCCCAGCCGGGCGGGGCCTCCTTGCCGCGCATGCGGTAGGTCGCCGCGCCCACCTCCTCGCCGCCCATCTGCCCCCCGAGGCCGCCAGCGATGGCGCCAGCGAGCACGGCGGGCCCGCGGATGCCGATGGCAGCCGTCTTGCCGGCCGCACGGGCGGCGAAGCGCGCGGTGCGCGGCCCGATCGCGCCACCGAGGCGCGAAGCCAGGCGGGCGACGGTGCCGGCGGTGCGCAGCGGCTTCGGCAAATAGCGGCTCGCCACCTCGAAGGCTGCCGCGCCACCCAGCGCGCCGCCGAGCATGCCGCCCATCCGGACGGGCTCGAAGAAGCTGCGCTCGGGCGGCGCGGGCGGCGCTTGGCGCTCAGCGCGCGGGCGCGCCGGACCGCTGCCGCCGGCCTTCGGGGCGAACTCGCCGCCGCGGTCGTCGCCACGCGGGTTGCGCCGGATCTTCTGCTCGTCGAACTCACGCCGACGGCCGGGGATGCCCTCCTCCGCTGCCTTGCGCAGCAGGGCATGCGAGGCCTTGCGGAGATCGCCGGCCGACCAGGAGGCCTCCTTCCTCTTGGCGGGGCGGATCCTGCCCATGGTGCGCCGCTCGGCCTCGGCCTGGACCTCCGCCCACCAATCCTCGGCCGAACGCTCGGGCGTCCGCTTGCTCGCGAGATCCTGCTCCACCGCGCGAACCGCGGCATCGAACATCTGCTCCACCCGCGCGCGCCCGGCCATGCTGAGCACCTTGACGCCGTAGCCGCCATCCGAGACCGGGCGGGTGAGTTTGCCCACGCCGTCGACGATGGCGCCCTTCCGGGCTTCCTCGTCGTCGAAGGACTCCACCGTCGTCGCCCCTTGTGGCGAGGTGCGCACGGTCGCCGCCGGCGGCGGGCCTGCGACGGGCGCGGGCTTGGGCGCCGGGGCCGGGGAGGCGGCACGCTTGCTCTCGATCTCGCCGATCAGCCGCGTCGCCTCGTCCGAGGTCAGCCGCATGCCCTGCGCCGGCACGATGTGCTGGTAGAAGCCGACGATCCGGCGCACGGCCTGCATCTGCGCGTCGTCGCGCGGCGGGGCGAGGCCGGTGAGCGAGTTCCTCAGCGCGCCCGCGAACTTCGCCTTCTCGGTGCCGGTGCCATAGGATTCGCGGACACCCGGCAGCAGCAGGCCGGCCTGCTTGTCGGTGCCGGCGAGCACCTGGTGGATGAAGTTCGGGTTGAGCAGGTTGGTCTCATCCGCCTCGAACACCCGCGCCGCCGTCTCATACCAGGCCCCGGTGTTGAACTTGCCGCCCGCCCGGACCTTGTCGGAGACTTCCTTGAGCAGCGCATCGCGGACCTGCAGGCCGGGCTGCTGCACCTCGGCATCGCCGCTGGAATCCTGCTTGCGGTACGAGAAGGCGTCGTCGCCGAGCTCGTCGGCGCGAACGACGTAGCCCTTGGCGTTTGCCACCCCGAGCGCCTTGGCCCAGGCCTCGTGCTGCTCCTGGCTGCCCTCGACGCGCGGCTTGGCGCCGCCCTGGCCGGGCTTCTGCTGCTGCGCCTGGCGGCGGTTGCGGGCCATCTCGTTCGTGTCGGCGACAACGTCCTTCACCCGCGAGCCCGCGGGGATGTCCTGCACGACCTGCTTGCCGTCCTTGTCCTTCACGATGCGGACGCCACTCACCACGATGCGCTCGCCGGAAAGGTTCGGGGCGGCGATCAGGCTGAGGCGCACCTCGCTGTCGAGGCCCGGGTTGCGGATGAAGTTCACCGGCCGCGGGCGGGTCTCCGCGGCGACGAGGTGCGCCGGGATGTCTTTCACGCGGTCGAAGCGGAAGTTCACCTCCCCGTCGTCGGCCTGGTCGGCGAGGCCGAGGGTGGTGGCGATCGCCGTGCCGGTCGCCCCGGCGACGAGCAGCTCCTTCGCGTTCCGGTTGGCCCAGCGCGCGCCGCTCATGACACCTGTGCCGGCGTCTTGCGCCTTCGTCTTCAGCGTCTCGATCGACGGCAGGCGCGCCGCCACCGCGTCCTTCACCTCGCGGCCGAGCCGTGCCGCGTCCTGCCCGAAGGAGCGCAGCGGCGGGCCGAGGCGGTTCATCAGGTCGCGCGCCCGCTGGAAGCCCACGGGCACGTTGTCGCTCTCCCGCACGCCGCGCAGGGCGCGCTGGTAGACCGCCTGGGCCGCGTTGGCGGCGCGGTCGAGGTCGGCCACCGAGCGGGACGCCGCCTGGGCGATCTCGTCGGTAAGGCCCTTGAGCTCGTTGGTCGAGACGGCCGAGATGAGGGCGTTCAACTCCTTGTCGTCGACCGGGCGCGAGGTGAGGAAGGTGGTGCGCGCCCACGGGTTCTCGATCGGCGGCGCCTTCGCGGGCTTCAGCGCGTCAGCCGCCTCAGCCACCCGCTTCATGGCGGCCTCGGCGCTGGTGTTGAGGTCGGCGACCTCGGCCTCGAGCTTGGCGATGTCGTCGCGGTACTTCGGGAGGTTCTTGATCGGCGACTCGCCGCCGTCCTTCACGATCTGCTCGACCTCCTCGAGGCGCTGCTGGCGCCGCGTGAGGTCGCTCTGCTTGAGGGCATGGGCGGTCTTCAGATCGACGGCTTCCTTGCGGATGGCCTGGTTCGCCTGCGCCAACGCATCGATCCGCGCCTTGTAGGCGGCCTTGGCGTCGGACGCCTCGCTCCGGATCTTGTCGATGATGGTCTTCTGGCGATCGGTGAGCGGGAAGCCGTCGTAGTTCCCGTTCATCAGGTCGCTGAGCGCGTCGGGCTTCGCGACCTTGCCGTCCTTGCCGACCAGCACCTTGCTGGTCAGGGCGGACTTGAGGCGCTTCCAGTCCTCGGGCTTCTGGCCCTTCTCGTAGAAGCCGGCCTTCGCCCCGGCGAGGCCGCGCAGGCGATCGCGCAGCTGGAGGTCCACCTGCAGGTTCGCCCAGTCGGTGGGGTCGGAGGAGTTCCAGGCCGCCTTGAGGGCGTCCGTGGTCGCCTTGCTGCGCCGCGTGGCGGCTTCCAGCGCCGGGCCCTTCGCGCGCTCGAGGTTGACCATGGCGCGCTCGCGCGCGCGGTCGCGCAGCAGCTTCAGGCGCTCGTCGGCGGGGAGCGCCTGGTAGTCGGGAGTGCCGGGCTTCGGCGGGTAGGCGGTGAAGGGCGAGCGGGTGGTGGTGGCCTTGCTGCCGTCGGTCAGGGTCTGCTCGGCCGAAATGGTGGGCTCAGCGCCGGAGCGGCGCGCGGTGGCCTGGGTGCCGAGCTTGAGGTCCGGGCGCTTGGTGTCCGGGCCGCGCGACGCCATGAACGATGCCGGGACGCTGACCGAGACTTCGCCGGTCGTGTCGGGGCGGATGACGCGCGTGCCCGGGACGCCTTCGAGGATGCGGCGCGCCACGGCGGCGTTGCGGCCGCGGATGAACTGGGCGCCGGCGATGGCGCCGCCGACGACGCCGGCACCGGCCAGGCCGGCGATCACGCCGCGCTCGTGCGCGCTGAGCCCTTCCGCCTTCGGACCGCGATCGCCGACGTCGCGCTCCTTCGACGTGAAGCGGCCGTTCTCGTCGCGGTAGTAGCGCCGGTTGGCCATGACGCCGCCGTAACCCGCAGCCGCGCCCGCGCCGCCACCCAGCGCAGCGCCGCCCAGGGCGGTAAGGCCGAGGCCGCCGAGGCCATAGGCGCCGGCCTGGCGCATGCGGGTGCGCGCGGCCAGACGGCCGATGCGCTCGTACTTGGCCGAGCGCGCGGTCTCCGCCGCGGCGTTCGCGCCGCGGGTGGCGGCGGCCTTCTGGGAGGGCGTGCGGCCGAACAGGCGCGCCACCTTCTTCTTCGCGCCGCGCCAGGCGGCGCCCGCGATGGCCTTCTGCAGGACCTCGCGCGAGCGGGGATCCGCCGGGCCAGTCAGCGCCTTCTCCACGCGGCGCGGGAAGGTCGCATCGGCAGCCGGACCGACGTAGTCGCGCATGCCGTAATATCCTGCCATAGCGAAGGGAATGCCCGGCCAGAGCAGGCCGTAGCGGGTGCCGGCGTAGGCGGCGCGGTAGGCGCGGCGAGTGCGCTCGAGCGCATTGCGCGGAGGGGGCATCGAGGCGATCTCCGCCTCGGCGGCCTTGCGCGCCGGCCAGGTGGTGGCCCGGTTGATCGCCGACCCGACCCCGGACACCAGGCGCGAGACGCCGCGCTGCGCGGCATTGCCTGCGCGCATCGCGACCGCATCGACGGCGTTCGGACCGGGCACCCCGGTCAGGCCGTGCGACGCCGCGCCGGCGAGCCGGGTTACGGTCTTCACCGTGCCGCCAGCGAGACCGCCGGCAAGGTCGGCCGACTTGCGGCGCGCCCAGCGCCGGATGAAGCCGCCATCCGGGTTGCGCATGGCCGATGCCCCGGACCAGCCGCCGGCGGCGATCCCGGCCGCGCCGCCCGCCCACTGCCCGAGCTCGGTGTAGCGCGTCTCGGGGACGACCGCGGTGGTGGCGCTCTCGTAGCCGCGGCTTTCGTCGCGCAGGCGGCGATGGGTCTCGGGGGTGGCGACGTCGGAGTAGAGACGCTCCTGCCAGCCCTGCCGGCCCGAGCCGCCGCCCTTGGGCGCGAAGCGGCCGTTCTCATCCCGCCGGTGCTTTCCCTCGTCGAAGTCCCCCGAGGCCTTGGCGAGCTTGGTGAGGTGGCCCTCGACGGCGCCCATGCCGCGGCGCGAGAAGATCTTCTTGAGGTCGTTCAGGCGCGTGCGCGCGGCCGGGTGGCGCTCGTTGTGGCCGGCCACGCGCGTGCGCAGCTCGGCGATGACGTCGGCGGTCACCACGGGACGGCTCATCTGCTCACTCCATGGTCGGCGCGAGCGCCGGCGTCCGCGGGGTCCGGGGCCGCCGCATCCGGCCGGTCCCGAGCGACGCCTTGCGTTGCCGCGTCCTGGCCGCCTTCCGCTTCGACCAGTCGTCGACCGTGTCGAGCGGATTGGCCATGGCGCCGATCACGCCCCAGTAGTTCTTCCCGAGGCTGTCGGCGCGCTCGGCGCGGCGGGCTTCGGAGAGCGCGATGGCGACCGCCTGCTTGCGGTTGGTCACCAGCTGGCCGGAGCTCGAATGGAGACGGCCGTCCTTGAACTCGCGCATGACGGAGGCGGTCTTGGCGCGGCGCTTCTCGGCCGAGGCGCGCGCCGCCTCCTCGCGCTGGCGCTGCTCCGCCTCGGAAAGCTGGCGCGCGCGGCGCTCGATCAGCCGATTGGCGCCAGCGACCCCGGCATAGCCCGCCACGCCCAGGCCAGCGCCGATGGTGGCGGACTGGGCCAGGCCACGCCCCACCTGACCGCCCCGCGCGCCGCGCGCGAAGAGCGTGGCGAGGTCGGCATCGCGCGGCGCCGTGGCCATGCCCGCGATCGCCCCGACCCGCTCGCCGAAGCCGCCCACCGCGCGCCAGGCGCGCCGGGCCGGCTTCGTGATGGCCCGGCCCAGGCCCTTCGCC